TTCGCGAGGACAACGATCTCTGGATGTGGACCGTGAGCTACATATTCCGAGTCGATGTGCCTGAGGTAATCCAGCTATGAGAGTATGGGCTCAAGCTGGTAGGCAGTAGGAGGACAAGATGACGAGACAAATGGACTCGATGTCAATCTCGTTCAAGGTGAGCGGGACGCTGAAGAACGTGCTGGATGACGGCACCGGGCCCAGCGTCAACCACCCGAGCTTCTCGTTTACGAAGAGTGGTGCTGCTCTGTCCAGCGGGATTGAAGACGATCAGGCCAATCGAGCGTGGCAGTCGAAAGATCGCGAGATTGCTAGTGGGGCGTCCGAGACGCTAGATCTATACGATCTGGCTGGTGTGGACATCGGTGCCGGAGCTGGCCTGGACGGGCTGGGGCAGGCTGTGGAGTTTGAAGAGGTCGTTCAGATTGTAATTGTCAACGAGAACGATGTTGGAGCTGACGGGGCTTTGGAGATTGCTCCGGCTGCGGTAGAAGGTTGGACGCCGATTGGCACACATTCGGTAGCGACCGGTGGGGCTCTGTATGGGCAAGGATTACTGATCAAGCAGCAACTTGATGGCAGGGGGTTCGACGTCGAGGATGGAGTGAGTCACCAGGTCACGCTGACTGCGAATGGTGGAGATGTAACATACTCGATCTACATTCTGGGACGGCACGACGATGAGGAGTCTAGCAGTTCCAGCAGTTCCACTTCCAGCAGTTCCGCCTCCAGCGAATCATCCAGTAGCTCCAGTTCGAGTAGTTCGGCGACGAGCAGTTCGTGGTCGTCGAAGTCCAGCAACTCCAGCAGTTCGTCCGGTACGAGCAGTTCGTCCGGTACGAGCAGTTCCAGTAGCAGTTCGGTGACGAGTAGCAGCAGTTCGACCAGTTCGGAGAGTAGCTCTTCCTGGTCTGCTCTATGATGGTAAAACGATCCACTCTTAGAGAGGAGATAAGCAGTGAGCAGTGAGAACACTCTGACAGGGCGTTCGGGGAAGTTTGTGGTCGATGGGACTTTGGTGGCTCGGGCGACCCAGTGGCAGATGACGAAGACTCTCGCATCCAAATCTGAGTGGGGAGACTCGGATTCGATGGGGTGCACAAATCGAACCGCGGGAAGAAAAGATTCGACGTTCACAGCCGAAGGAAAGTACGATTCGAGTAATGAAGTCTTCGATTTGTTCCAGCCGGAAGACATCGCGCAGGTGACACTGTTTTTGAACGCTGTTGCTCCACTTTTGTACTACGATTACCCGAGGGCTTTGTGTGACAACTTCCAGTTGACGGTCAATATAGATACCGCTGAAGTTATCGGCTGGACAAGTAGTTGGGGAGCCGATGGTGTCTTCTACTATCCGGGGGAGCCTGATGCTCCAGTACGCACACTGCCGTAAGTGATTACCACGAGAGTATCTTCGACCAGGGGAACCTACCGATGACCGACAAGCTGTTGACGGTCGCGAAGGCCGAGATTCACTATTGGCCTCTGTGCCCATGTGAAGTGTGTAGAAGCGAGCGTGCCCGACGGGAGCCCACCTTAATCACTCCCATCCGACAAGTCTCTGTCGAGACCGCCCACGTCTTGGGCTTCATTTCCTCTCGCTGTCCCGAGGGTTCGCTGGCGAAGAAATTGGCCAGGGGAGCGTTCCCCCCAAAATAGGGGAAGATTCTCTGGCTTCGATTCTAGGGGGTTTTGGCCAGAGGGGGCTATGGGGTCCTTTCTCTTCCCGGAACCTGTTAGGGACGGTGCTAGAGGGTCTGAGAGGGAGTACATTCCGATGCGACGAATGGCCTTGAGACCAGTCGTTGGTCATGAATTGCGGTTCACCAAGCGATGGTTTCTGAACCGCAATCTGCCGACATTCCGAGAGTTGATCTACCCGCTCTGGTCTGGGAAGTCAATGCTTTACCTGGAGGTTGGGGTCTACGAAGGGATGTCTCTCATTTGGATGATGCAGTACGTGCTGACGCATCCAGATAGTCGAGCCATCGGAGTAGATCCATGGCTGATGTCAACGAAGCTGGATGGAGCTCATATGGAGGCTGTACGGGAGCGGGCATTTCATAACTTGCTTCCTTGGCGAGATAGATGCGAGTTGGTTCGTGGCAATAGCTCTGAGGTGCTGAGGAAAATGCTCAGGCGACAGGGCTGGCTCGGAGTAAGGCGAGACTCTGTTGATCTCTGCATGATAGATGGAGACCATCATGGGCTGCTTGTTTTGGATGACGCTCGTTTATGCCTTCAGTTGGTAAAGCCCGGTGGTTGGATTGTGTTCGACGATGTGGAAAACGACAGGAAGAAGAGAGAGCATGTCAAGCAAGGACTTGAGATGTTTTTGAAAGAGTCTGGAGATCGTGTGAAGCAGCTTTGGAAGCATCGTTATATGGAGGCGTTTGAGAAGCTCTGATGTCTACATTCCTTCCGGAAAAGCAAGTGTTGTTTCTTCACATCCCCAGAACGGGAGGTACGTGGATCAACCAAGCGATGATCCACGCGGGCATCCCTGTTGAGAAGTGGATGAGTGTCGGTCCGAAATATCGTCCGAGAAAACACACGATTCTCCCGCACTACTATCCAGACAGGCTAGACAGGATTCGCTATGTGTTCTGCTTTGTTCGACATCCAGTCTCTTACTACATTTCGATGTGGAGGTTTTACGCGAAGATCGCTCCGTGGGCGAAGGAACGAATCAAGAGACTCGCTGAAGATCTTCCGCCGAGAGCTACGAACGAAGCAGAAGTTCGATGGAAGCCAGATTTTCGGGAGTGGATTGAAGAGATGCTAGAGGAAGAACCGGGCTGGGCCACACGGAGGTTCGAGCGTTTCGTTGGCCCGGAGCGTGGGGAATTGTGTCACTACATCGGCAGGCAGGAAACATTGGAGGATGATTTTGCCGAGGTCATGGGCATTATTGGTTATGGAAAGCTATGGGAAAGAAAGAGAGAACAGTTTGAAGTCAAGATGGCTAGGCGTAATCGGCCTCATTGGATTCCGGAAAGCCGAGTTCCAATGATTAAGGTTGACGATGAACTGAGACAGAGAATAGAGCGAAGCGAGCGGGTGCTGATTCGACGTTTCTTTGGCGAGGAGACTTTCAAGAAACGGGTGTACAGAGATTTCAATACAGGATGTCCGACATGAGGAGAAACTGGCATGAGTGAGAGAGAATCGAGAGCAATGGGGGCGGGTACCAAGATCGTTGTCGACGAGAAGGAGTACATGTTGCGGCCGGTTACGGTGCAACATCTTTGTGATCTGGAACGAGAAGCTTTGCGGTACTATCGACGTCAGGTGCTTCAGACATATCGAGACAATGCAGACTTGCTTGGCGAGCGGGCCGACGAATTGATCGCGAAGAAGTTTGAGGAAGTTTCTCGTCTGTCGTTGGACGATCTGCCGAAGAAGAAAGCTCATGATGCTTCCAAGCTTCCTGTGACGGAAGACGCCAGGAAGTGGGCTGAGAAGTTTCGGCAAGAGATCGGAGGAGATCAGAGCGAGGAGCTTAGTGATGGCAGAGTTCGATCTTTGATCGTCACGGCTCTGGATCAGGAACGGATTACTCCCGATCACGTGCAGACGATGACCGGTCGGAGGCCAACGCTGGCCAAAGTCCGATATGATCAGTGGTGGGTCACTGGCTGTTTTGAAGGAATGGTCTCGTTCATTCACAGTTCACTGCGTCAAGATCATCCGGAGATAACGAAGGAAGACGTGGGAACGTGGCCCATTGATTCCATTTTCGAGTCGGCTCGCGAAGTGGAGAGCATCACGGTCCCAAACTTGGGAAATGGATAGGGCCTGCCGATCTCGATCACTTGTCCGGTAAGGAGACGGACGGCGAAGAAGTGGAGACCGGCGGGCTGCTGGTGGGCATGGGGAATGTTAACTCATGGATGCTTAGGATGCTCTGCGAAAACCCGTGGGAGGGTGGGGGTGGGCATCAACCGACGGAGGTGGCCCGATGGACACCGGACCAGGTATGGTTCCGGTTGTGTGACAGGAACTTGCTGAAGTTGGATGGGAGGACGGACATGGTGAGTCCGAGAGCCGTGAAGGTGAGCGAAGATGGAGTGGTGGCCGGGAGGGCGGCGGATGGTACTCCGATCAAGGGACGGATCGTCGGGAAGTCGCTGGCACGGCAGTTGATGGAGCGAGCTCAGGAGAGGAAGAGGGTGGAGCAGGAGGCCAAATCCAAGAGAAAAAAGAGGAGACGGCGATAGAGCTGAATGCTTTTACCCGTCACGAAAACTGCAAGATAGGGGGATCTTTTCGTGGGTCTAGAACTTGCGAAGTGCTACGTGGTTGCTCGCGGAGATGTAAGCAAGATCAAGGGTGATCTTGAAGCGGCACAACCGGCCGTCGAAGAGGCGGGAAGAAAATTATCGGGAGTTCTAGCTGGCACACTAGCGCGAGTTGGAGGATTGCTAGCTGGGGGTATGCTAGCAAGATGGGGATTGCGGAATGCCATGGCTGCAGAGCAGACGGCAGTCGCGTTCGAGGTAATGTTGGGAAGTCTAGAAGAAACGAAGAAAGTAATGGAAGACTTAACTGAGTATGCTGCCCTTACGCCGTTTGAAATGCCTGAAATAGAGCAGGCAGCTCGTGGCCTCATCATGTTTGGCGAGCGGGGCGAGGAGTTGATGGAGACGCTGGATATCTTGGGCAATGCAGCGGCAGGTACCAGTACTCCGTTCGGGATGATTGCTCTAGTTTTCAACCAGGTACGAGGTGTTGGCAGATTACTGACGCAAGACTTTCGGCAGTTGAGTACCCGTGGAGTTCTGAGTCTCCAAGACATTGCTGATTACTTCGGAGTTGCAACTGACGCTGCGCAAAAGATGTTGAGTCAGGGCAAGGTAGGGTTTGAAGATTTCAGAAATATCCTAAAGAGCTTGAGTGCCGAAGGGGGAAGGTTCGCGAATATGACAGAGAAGCAGAGCAAAACTCTATCAGGATTGGTTTCTACACTGAAAGACGATTTCGGCATCTTCCTGCGGAATATGGTGGAAGCGGTGATGCCGATAGTGAAGGGTATCGTTACTGCGCTGATTCAGGTCTCGTCCACTCTCAGGGAGAACGTGGTCTGGGTGACACGTTTGGCTGCAGCCTTTGTTGGAGCGAAGGTAGCAATCATGCTCGTCAACTTCGCGATGCAGATCTATACGTTGCGATCGAAAGTCGCTGCTGGCTTGAGTACCTATCTCTTGATGTTGGCGGGACCTGCTGGTTGGGCCAAGATCGCCGCGGGGATTATTGGTGCTAGCATCGCTGTTGCAGGGTTGAATCAGTTGATGGCCGGGACAACTGATGAAATCTCATCTGCAAAGCAGGAGATGGAATCATTAGCAGGCACGGAATTAGATGACTTGAAGGGCGGACTTGGCCGAGTGAAGGACTCATTGGAAGAAATCAGAAAGCCCGTTCCGATAGAGCTTGCTCCTTATGGAGTACCTAGGTTACGGCTTCCGAAGGTTGGATACAAGGTGACTGGAGAATTGGAGTTGGAGGAAGGAGGCTTCGGGGTTGAGCTTGTCATGCGTTTGCATGAAGAATACGGCAAGCTGGAAGACCAGATAAAGAGGGCGATGCGTGCGGGCGAGCCAGGTAGGCGTGGTGAAGTAGAGGGACTGGCAGAGTTGGAAGATCGGCTAGATGCACTGCGGAGAACGTTCCGTGCATTTGGAGACGAAGTCACCTTGTCAGAGGTAGTTACTGAATTTCGGGAGCGTTTGGTCGAACTAGACGTACCAGCCGGTTTGGAAGAGATCATTCGGCGGCTGAAAACTCTTGTAGATATAGGAGAATTGTCTGTTGAGCAGGCCAAGGAGATCTACAAGACTTACTACGAAGACTCGCCATTCGGGAGGCTGGCCGAGCAGATCAAAGACGTGAATTTCGAGGTGGAAGCCTTGGCAGGCGGATGGGATGCAGCACGGATCGAGTTGGAAAAGTTTGCTCGCCAGGAATGGGTGAGCCCGAAACAGGTCGAGGAAATGAAGAAGGCAATAGAACTGCGGGAAGCATGGAAAGCTGAAAAGGAAGAAGAGAAAGGATTCGAGAAACTGGCGGCGAAGATGAGAGAAGAAATTCAATCGCCTGTCGACAAAATGAGAGATTTTGTGTTCGACATTGAGGATCTCGTAGAGCGGTGGAGGCAGGGCCTTCCTGGTGGTCTGTCCCCTGCGGAGGCAGTCGAGCGTTTGAAGATGGAACGCGAAAAGCTTTTGGAAGAGAAGCCCAAGTTTGAAATGGAAGCAGGTCGATTCGGCTTTGCAGATTATGGCAAGGCTCTCCAGGATGTTTTTCTTAAGACCGACGATCCAGCGAAGAAGACGGCCGCAAACACGGCCGAAACAAACAAGAAGCTTGATACAATCATCAATGAGGGAATCAAAGGATTGGGGGTCCCCCAGATGGCTTCCTATTCGTGAGAGATGAAAGATGCAAGATCCCAGCGAGTGGAAACTGACGAGCCCCGGCGGAATCAGGCATAAGCTGATTCGTCAGTGGGGTAGGTTCGGGCGAGAGGACGCCACGTGGAATATGGAGATCTGCATCCAATCCCACGATTTGAAACAGTTTATTGAGGAGTGCTTTCCTGTACCGATCGTTGTAGGCTCGTTGGTCTTCTACCCGAGGCGATTCTATCCTGCTGGATTGCCGGCCTTGGAGTGTAAGGACGTGACCATCGAGGGGTTCACGTCAGGCAGGCCGATTGACCCGTTTGCGATCGGAATGGGACTCTATGCGGATGAGGAATATGTCAAGACGTTCGAGCCGTATCTGCGAGTTACTATTGCGTTCGGACCTTCTCCGACAAACGATCAGCAGCGAGATCCGGACAATCCGTTCACGTTTCTGGAAATCAGTGCTTCGGAGTCTGGAGAGTTTCTGACTCACGAAGTGAACCAAGATGACGTCATCTGGAAGGACAAGGATAGCAACACTGAGCAACCGGACGATAAAGATACCAATCTGAATCAGACAGTCACTGCTACTGAGGTGGAGTGGATGTGTAAGTGGCCACAGATTCCCTTCGCTTTCTTCTATGATGAGTTGAAACCGCGACTGCATGAGGCTATGGGCAAGGTGAACAATAGCCCCATGCCATTGTTTGGAGATGCTCCAGCCGAGACGATCTTGTTCCTTGGCTACCAGATGGGGCACGAATATACGTGGCGGGACGGCTATACTGGGACTAGTCCTGTGCAGGTTACGTTGAGGTTTGTAGAGAAAAACTTCATGGGACAACAGAAGAATATAGATACCGAGGTGTGGCAATCTGTGCAGGTGACACACAATCATATCTGGCGTCCGAACCACGGTTGGCAGCGACTGTTGGTGAGTGGAAACCCGAACTACGGGCAGTGTGATTTGATGACGATTTTCACTGGGTAGGTGAAAAGAGATGGCGAACGAGAAGTTTCCCGAAGTGCAAGCAGGCGAGCCGATCAAGGCCAGTCGAGCCAATCAAGAGGGGCAAGTTTTGGAGCGGGTAGCTCGGATGCTTCCCGGAACCGAGATGAGCGGACGGCATGGAGGTTCGATTCTCCAATTTGGACGGACACTGGATGCAAAGCTGGCGACGCTGAAGGTAACGGACTCCTCTGACGCTCCGGTCTATCTGGGTGTGTTTCGGCAATATGACTTCGAGTCTGGAGAGTGGTCGGATGGAACGAAGCCGTGGAAGATAGACGCTGGAGCGGTCGGCATCTCACTTGCTGAAGGGGCGTATGTCGTTGCTTACTACGACAGGAAGCGGGGGGCATTCCTTCCGGTAATGGGCGGCACGGCCGGGGCCCGCGTCATCCGGTTTGAGATCCTTGCTGCCGGGCCATTCCTCGGCGAGATGGCGGTCGAGTGTGACAGCGTGAGGGCTGAGGTCCTGGACGTGTCG